AACATTTATGGTAGATGAAAATTTAACTTCTTGGAAAGAAGTACATGATTGGATTCGTGCAATGACTTTCCCAGAAAACTTCGATGAGTATAAAAATTTGGCAAATTTAAATCCAAATAGAGCTCAAAGATTAAAACCACAATACTCTGATGCTAAAATAGTTTTATTATCTTCTTCTAATAACCCCGTAGTTGAGTTTGTTTTTTATGATGTTTTTCCTACATCAGTGAGTACCATCATACTCTCATCACAAGAAACTCCAGATAGTCCAGTCACTTCAGACGCAACATTTAGGTACACTTATTATGATATAAAATATGTTTGACATTTACTAATACCTATAGTATAATGTCAATAGGAGGATATTATGAAACAATTGGAAGAACTACTAGAGATGTGGCGGCAAGATTCTGATATTGATCGTACCGAGCCAGACAAAGAACTTTTAAATATACCTAAACTTCACAGCAAGTATTTGAATATACTTTCTAGGCACCGTTTACTTTCTAAAGAATCTGAGTTTAAGTATAATAAAATGAAAAAAATAAAGTGGGAATATTATACAGGTAAATTAGATGATGATGAATTGAAAGAAAGAGGATGGGAGCCTTTTCCTTACGTACTCAAATCCGAGATTAATACATACTTAGAGAGTGATGAAGATTTAAACAAATACTTAGCAAACAAACTAATGCATGATGAGATTGTTGATCTGTGTACATCAATAATGAAAGAGTTGAATAGTAGAACCTTTCAACTTAGAGATTACATAGGTTGGCAAAAATTTATACAAGGTATATAATTGACTGATACTATTATTCTTCGTAAGAAAAACGAATCGTTTATACATTTTGAATGTGAAAAAAGTGTAGCACAGGAACTATCAGAGTATTTTACTTTTTATGTTCCTGGTTATCAATTTACTCCCGCTTATAAAAACAAAATTTGGGATGGTAAAATTCGATTGGCTGATCTTCGAACTTTTACTATGTATCATGGACTTGTTCCTTACATTGATAAGTTTTGTAAAGAACGTGAGTATAATCTAGAAATAGATTCAGATGTGGTAAATACGGAGAATTTTTCTCTTGTTGAAGCAGTAGACTTTGTAAAGACTTTAAATCTTCCTTTTGAAATACGTGACTATCAATTACAGGCATTTGTACATGCTATAAGAAATAAAAGAATATTATTATTATCACCAACAGCATCAGGTAAGTCTTTAATTTTATATTGTATAGTAAGTTACTTACAAGCGTCAGATTTTAAAAAAGGTTTGTTAATTGTTCCAACAACATCCCTTGTTGAACAAATGTATAAGGACTTTCAAGATTATGGGTACGATTCTGATTCTTTTTGCCATCGTCAGTATTCTGGTAAGGAAAAGACAACTGAAAAATTCTTAACAATCACAACATGGCAATCTATCTATAAAAATGACCTGGAGTATTTTGAACAGTTTGATTTTGTACTAGGTGATGAAGCTCATCAATTCAAAGCTAAATCTTTAACGACTATTTTATCTGGCTGTGTAAATGCCAAATATAGAATAGGTACTACAGGTACATTAGATGGTACACAAACTCATAGATTAGTTTTAGAAGGTTTGTTTGGTCCAGTTTACAAGGCTACATCTACATCAGAATTGATTGCCTCTAAACAACTCGCTGACTTTAAAATTAAATGTCTCATACTAAAACATCCAGAAAATGTATGTCAAGCCGCAAGAAAATGGGATTATAATTCCGAGATAGAATACATAGTATTAAATGAAGCCAGAAATAAATTTATAAAAAATCTAGTGTTATCGTTAGAAGGTAACACTCTAATACTTTTTCAGTTTGTAGAAAAACATGGTAAAGAACTTTACAAAATTATTAAAGAATCTACTAAAAATAGACATGTATTTTTTGTTTTCGGTGGAACAGATGTTGAAGTACGGGAGTCAGTTCGTGAGATTACTGAAAAACAAAGAGATGCAATCATTGTTGCTAGTTACGGGACTTTCTCTACTGGGGTTAATATCCGCAATCTTCATAATATTGTTTTCGCCTCACCTTCTAAATCAAGGGTTCGAAATTTACAGTCAATAGGAAGAGGACTAAGAAAGGGAGATAATAAGGAACAAGCCGTGTTGTTTGATATTGTCGATGATATGAGAATAGGCAAATTTACTAATTTTACCTTGAATCATTTCATAGAACGTGTTAAAATATACGATGATGAAAAATTCAATTACAAGTTTTACAACATAGAGCTCAAATGAATAATCAACCAACAATAAAAATAGTTCGACTTCAAACTGGTGAAGATATTATTTCTAAGATAATCGAAGATGATGAAAGTGATATGGTATTATTAAGTAATCCAATGAGAATGATTGTAAAAAGAGTTGAAACAGGACAATCTATTTTTATGATGATGCCTTGGTTACCAATAGAGGTAATCAAAGAAGATTCTGCTATCATCTATAATTCAGATATCATTACCATGTTTGAACCAAAAGATTCTCTTGTTGAGTATTATCAAAGTATGGTAAATGAATCTATTCTATCCATCTTGAAAAATGAAGAACTTTCTTTTGATGATGAAACAGAAGAAGATGAATACAATGAGGAATATGAACTAACTGAGGAAGAACTTAAGGAAATAGAAGAATACAGGAAGAACAAGAAACTTCATTAATCTTCATACGGAACACCGCTAGTTTAACACTTGTCAAGCACTATGTCAACACTTTTATAGGTAATAATATGGCTAAATCGAATCACTATATCAATAACGCAGATTTTCTTGCAGCACTAGTACAATATCACAAAGATTGTAAAGATGCCAAAAAGAATAAAACGGAAGAACCTCCGGTACCAAATTATATTGGAGAATGTTTCCTTAAAATTGCAGAACACCTCTCAAGGAAGCCTAACTTTATTTCTTATACTTTCCGTGATGAGATGATTGCTGACGGTATTGAAAACTGCCTAATGTATTTCCGTAACTTTGATCCGGCAAAGAGTAATAATCCATTTGCTTATTTTACTCAAATCATATATTATGCTTTCTTACGCCGAATCATGAAAGAGAAAAAACAACTCTATGTGAAGTATAAGGCAACTCAACAGTTTGGTTTACTTGATGAGGGTGAAATGTATGAGGATGAAAACGGCAACATGAAACAGTTTGAACTATATGATAATATTTCGGAATTCATACACAACTTTGAAGAAAATAAAAGAAAGAAAAAAGAAAGTAAGACTAAAGGTATAGACAACTTTGTAGAAGAATAACTTATGAAATTATGTATATTGGGTGATACACATTTTGGTGCTCGAGGTGATTCTTTAGATTTTCACACGTACTTCAAAAAATTTTATGATGATGTATTTTTTCCTTATTTGGTAGAAAATAAAATCAACGTAGTCGTTCAGATGGGCGATCTATTCGATAGGAGAAAATTTATCAATTTCAATTCACTCTACCTATCTCGAAAATATTTTTTCAATAAACTTAAAGAACATGAAATCAACTTATATACATTAGTTGGTAATCATGATGTTGCATTTAAAAATACACTTGAAGTAAACTCACCATCATTGTTATTAAACGAATATGATAATGTATTTTTAGTAGAAAATTTTTCTACAGAAAATTTTGACGGTGTAGATATTGATATAGTGCCTTGGATTTGTTCTGATAATGAAGAAGAAATATTTGAAAAAATAAAAAATAGTAAATCACAAATTTGTTTTGGGCATTTTGAAATAGATGGATTCGAAATGGATCGTGGCAATGTTCATCAAGGTGGGCTTGACAGAAAGACATTATCAAAGTATGATATAGTGTTGAGTGGACATTTTCACCATAAATCTTCTTCTGACAATGTGACTTATGTTGGCACTCCTTATGAAATGACCTGGTCTGATTATAATGATCCAAAAGGATTTCATATCTTTGATACTGAAAAAAGAGAACTGGAATTTGTAAAAAATCCATATTCGATATTTCATAAAATAATGTATGATGATACGAATCATGATTTTGAATATTGGAAATCTTATGATTTTTCTAAGTACAAAGAAACTTATATAAAATTGGTTGTCTTAAACAAACAAAATCCTTTTCTATTTGAACATGTATTAGACAACTTGTATAAAATTGGTGTAAGTGATTTATCAATAGTCGAAGATTTTACCGACAACTTAATTGGTGATGATCAAGATATTATCGATCAGGCTGAAGATACGATGACAATCTTATCTAAGTATATTGATAATCTAGAATTAGATGTTGAGAGTGACAAACTAAAAACCGTTATGCGTGAACTTTATGTTGAAGCATTGAATACTGAGGTATCTGATTAGTGATAATTTTTCGTAATATTAAATGGAAAAATTTATTAAGTACTGGTAATAGTTTTACAGAAATTAAGTTAGACAATACCAGTAATACTTTAATCGTAGGAGAAAATGGCTCAGGTAAGTCAACCTTACTTGATGCTCTTTGTTTTGCTCTTTTTGGTAAAGCATTTAGAAATATTAATAAACCTAATCTTGTAAATTCAATCAATGGTAAAGAAACTGTGGTTGAGGTTGAGTTTAGTACAAACAATAAAACGTATAAAATTGTACGGGGTATCAAACCAAACATCTTTGAAATCTATTGTAATAATGAACTTATAAACCAAGAAGCTGCATCAAGAGATTATCAGGATTACTTAGAAAGATTTGTTTTGAAAATGAACTATAAATCTTTCACACAGATTGTTATTCTAGGTTCAGCATCTTTTACACCGTTCATGCAACTGTCGGCTTCCGATAGAAGAACTATTATTGAAGATTTATTGGATATACAAATCTTCAGTACAATGAATGGTATTGTTAAACAAAGAATTTCAACGAATAAAGAAAATGTTTCTGTAAAGAAAAATGAAATTGAATTGCAGACACAAGAATATAAATTGAAGAAAGAACATCTTGATAAATTAAATCAAGATGTTGAATCTAAGGTGAAAGAATATGAAACCGAAATACAAATCAATAATGATGCCCTTGAATCACTACACACAGAAATTCAAGGATATGCAAATACAATTTCAGAATTACAAGTCACCGTGGAACAAAAGATCGAACTCGAAAACAAAGTTAAGAAAATCACTAAACTTGAGTCGCAGATTGAAAACAATATATCCAAATTCAACAAAGATATTGATTTTTTCCGAGTTCATGATGATTGTCCAACGTGTAGACAAGCCATTGCCATGGAGATTAAAGAAAGAGAAATCGAAGCACTTACTGGAAAAGTCGAACAATCTCAGCAAGGTCTTAATGATCTCGAATCTAAACTCAATGAAGAACAAACAAAGTTAAATGATATTTTAGAAAAACAAAAAGAAATACAAAAACTTCAAGTTGAACTCGCAACAAAAACAGCATCAATTACTGGTATAAACAAATATTTACAGAAGTTAAACACACTTATCAACGATCTAAAAACATCGAAGGTAAATACACACAAAGATGAACTGTCACTTAAAACATTAAAAGAATCTTTAAGTAATTTAGAAAATGAACTGAAGGAACTCATCAATGAAAAAACTTATTATGAAGCTGCTTCTAATTTGTTGAAAGATACTGGCATCAAAACAAAGATTATAAAACAATATCTACCAATTATCAATAAATTAGTTAATAAGTATTTGTCATCATTAGATTTCTTTGTCAATTTCAATCTTGACGAATCCTTTAAAGAAACAATTAAGTCTAGACATCGTGATGATTTTAGTTATCATAATTTTTCTGAAGGTGAGAAACAACGTATTGACATGGCACTCATGTTGACTTGGCGTGCTGTAGCTAAACTAAAAAATTCTTCTAATACAAATTTATTAATACTAGATGAAACTTTTGATTCTAGTCTTGATTCAAATGGTACTGAAGAACTTATGAAACTGTTGCAGATGTTAGAAGATGTAAACCTGTTTGTTATCTCGCATAAAGGAGATATACTACAGGATAAATTTATGAACGTAATTAAATTTACAAAAGAAAAGAATTTTTCGAGGATAGTCAAATGAATTTTAAAGAATATTTGACCTGGTACAGGGATGTTGTTGACAAAGAAGTTGAGGGATGGTTTTATCCAATTGATGTTGTTGTTATGTATGGTATACTAAAAGAATTACAGAAAGATATACCTGGAGATATTTGTGAAATAGGTGTAGCTTATGGTAAAAGTGCTATCGCAATTTCTAATTTTAAAGAGCGAAATGATAAACTTTACTTATATGATATTTTTCCAGATGAAGTATATAAAAAATCTTTGGAAAATATAAAAAAGTTTG